TGTTTCCGGGCTAGGTTTTTAGTTTTGTTTTTCCCGGGTGCTGACTCCCTTTTTAATTCCTTCCCCCCTGACCCCCACCCCCCTCTATTAGGAAACCCACCCCCTTCTCTTTTTGGTTCCATGCCTTTTTGTGATATATATCCCGCACTTGGGCCAAACCCCATGCATTGCAGGACAAAATGGACCGTGAACCGCTAGTACCGGATATCGAAGAGGACGTACCCCTCCCCCGCTCCTCTGCCGAAGCTCTACCCGAACTGACGCCCCACCAAGAACTGGACGGGGTAGCTAAAACTGTCTTAAAAATCAGTGAGTTAACCGGCGAACCTATTGTTGGTGATGAGAATGATCTGGATGAGGCACAGCGGATTGCCCATCAGATGATCAAGGACCCCCGAATTCGCCCCCAATTCGACCTGATGCGCGATTCAACGAAGGCGTTGCTGGCCGGAATCGTCACGAGAATGAACTTTCATGTCGTGGAAGATCTGGTTGAGCTTAAAAATGTCGTGATCAACGGCCTGCTGATGGAGTACGAGAAGGCAGCAGACAGCAAAACCCGCATTCAGGCGCTCAGTAAGCTCGGGGAAATTGACGGGGTGGATGCATTTAAACGCAGAACCGAGACGACGCACGTCGTAAAGCCCATTGAAGAGGTGGAAAAGGAGCTTCTGACGGTGCTGGAGGGGATTGAGTACAAAGTCATAGAAGAAAAAACCGAAATCGTCCCAGAATAAATGCAACTAACTGCTGAAAACCTCGAAAAGCTAAAGAAAGCCTTACCGAATATGCCGGATAAGGAGAAACGGCGCGTTGCTGAACTCTTAAAAGCGTATCAATCCCAAATAACTCAGAAGCTCGGCAAGGATTCCTTCCTCGATTTCATTCAGCACGTGTACCCGGGGTACAAGGTGGGGCCTCACCACCGCCGCCTTGCCAAGATTTTTGAAGAGATAGCCGATGGGTTAAAAAAACGGGTAATTGTTAACATTGCCCCGCGACATGGTAAGTCTGAGATGATTTCTTACCTCGCTCCGGCGTGGTTCTTAGGCAAATTTCCGCAAAAGAAAGTCATTATGGCCTCACACACCGCAGATCTTGCGGTGAATTTCGGTAGAAGGGTCAGAAACTTGGTCGGATCGGAGAGCTACCGTGACATTTTCCCCAGCGTCCAACTCCAAGCCGACAGTAAAAGTGCTTCTCGATGGGGTACTAATTTTAACGGCGAGTATTTTGCTATCGGTGTTGGCGGTGCTCTTGCTGGTCGAGGCGCTGATTTGTTCATTATTGATGATCCCCACTCAGAACAGGAAGCTAAACAGAATCGCGCAGACGTTTTTGAACCGGCTTGGGAGTGGTTCCAGTCAGGACCGGTCCAGCGACTAATGCCGGGCGGTGCGATCATCGTGGTGATGACCCGGTGGAGTAAGCAGGATCTGACCGGGATGATTGTGGACCACATGACCCGCGAGGAAGGGGCAGATGAGTGGGAGGTGGTGGAGTTCCCTGCCATCCTGAACGACAAACCCCTCTGGCCTGACTTCTGGAGTATCGATGAGTTGCTGGCAAAAAAGGCCAGTATGGACGTGCGGTATTGGCAAGCCCAGTACATGCAGCAGCCGACCTCCGAGGAAGGCGCACTCATCAAACGAGAATGGTGGCAGGTATGGGAGGCAGAATCCCCGCCCTCATGCGAGCACATCATCATGACGCTCGACGCCGCCCAAGAAAAAACGAACCGGTCGGACTACAACGCCCTCCTCACGTGGGGGGTCTTCAAAAACGAGAATACCCAGAACTACAACATCATCCTCCTAAACAGCATAAAACAAAGACTTGAGTTCCCAGACCTGAAAGCCCTCGTGCTGGAGGAGTACAAGGAATGGAACCCCGACACGTTCATCGTAGAAAAGAAATCCAACGGGGCGGCGCTGTATCAGGAGATGAGAAGGATGGGGGTACCCATCTCAGAGTTCACGCCGGGTAAAGGGCAGGACAAGATTTCAAGAGTTAATGCTGTGACGGATCTGTTTGCGGCGGGTATAGTCTGGGTTCCTGATCGACGTTGGGCTTGGGAAGTGGTAGAGGAGTGCAACGATTTTCCCTCTGGCACCCATGACGACTTGGTGGACGCGACGACGTTAGCTTTGTTGAGATTTAGGCAGGGAGGATTCATCAGACTCCCATCTGACGAGCCGGAACCTACGCGCTTTTTTAAGAGCTACAGGCGTGAAGGGTTTTATTGAGATTTGAATTTTGTAATGGCTTTTGAATTTTGTACCTTTTTAGGAGACGGACATGGCGGTTGACAAGGCATTGTATGAGGCTCCGGTCGGGCTTGATGCCCTTGCAGCCGACGAGGCTCCGATAGAGATTGAAGTGGTCAATCCGGAAGAGATGCGGATTGGCGTGGATGGGATGGTGATCGAGTTTGAGGAGGAAGACCGGGCTGCTCGGGCTGAAGACTTTGATGCCAACCTCGCGGACTTCATGTCTGAGAATGAGTTGGGTTCGTTGGCTTCGGAGTTATTGGGCAATTATGACCAAGACTTGGCAAGTCGGAAGGATTGGTTAGATACCTATGTCAAGGGCTTGAAGATTCTGGGCATTCGGTATGAGGAGCGTACCGAGCCGTGGCCGGGTGCCTGTGGTGTGTTCCATCCGCTCCTGATGGAGAGTGCGGTCAAGTTCCAGTCTGAGACGATCATGGAGACGTTCCCTGCGATGGGGCCGGTCAAGACCAAGATCATCGGGCGTGAAACTCCGCAGAAGAAAGATTCGGCGATCCGCGTTGCGGATGATATGAACTTTGAACTGACTGAGGTGATGAAGGAGTATCGCCCGGAGCACGAGCGGTTATTGTTGAGCCTCGCCCTGTCGGGTAACTCCTTTAAGAAGGTCTACTACGACCCGTCGCTCGGGCGCCAGACGGCGGTCTACATCCCGGCTGAGGACATCATCGTCCCGTACGGTGCTGCGAACTTAGAGACAGCCGAGCGTGTTACGCACCGGATGCGGAAGACCAAGAACGAGGTCAAGAAACTTCAGTACGCAGGGTTCTATCGGGATGTGGACTTGGGTGACCCGGTCCGGACGATGGACGAAGTTGAGAAACAAAAGGCTGAAGATCAAGGCTTTTCGGCGTCAATGGACGACCGGTTCCAGTTGCTTGAGATGCACGTCAACATCGACTTGCCGGAATACCCGGACGTGGATGAGGACAACAACGAGACCGGTATAGCATTGCCTTACGTAGTGACGATTGAGAAAGGGACGGGGACGATTCTGGCGATCCGCCGGAATTGGAAAGAAGATGACAAGCTCAAAGAGAAGCGACAGCACTTTGTCCATTACGGATATATCCCCGGCTTCGGCTTCTATTATTTCGGACTTATTCACCTTATCGGAGGCCACTCTAAAGCGGCAACCTCCCTCCTTCGCCAACTTATCGACGCAGGAACTCTCAGCAATCTTCCGGGTGGTCTCAAGTCTAGAGGACTCCGAATTAAGGGAGACGATACTCCGATTGCTCCGGGAGAATTCCGAGACGTAGACATACCAAGCGGTGCGATCCGCGACAACATCCTCCCGCTTCCATACAAGGAACCTTCGCAGACTCTCGCTGCGCTAATGGACCGGGTAGTGGAGGAAGGCCGTCGCTTCGCGGCGGTGTCGGATCTGAAAGTCAGCGATATGTCGTCGCAGGCCCCGGTCGGCACGACGCTGGCGATCTTGGAGCGCGTGTTGAAGGTGATGTCGGCTGTTCAGGCTCGCATCCACTACGCGATGAAGCAGGAGTTCAAGCTCCTTGCTGGGATCATCCGGGACTACACGCCGGAGGACTATAGCTACGAGCCAGAGGTGGGCGGGCGACGGGCTAAAAAGTCGGACTATGACAACGTCGATGTCATTCCGGTCAGTGATCCCAACGCGGCCACGATGTCGCAGAAGGTGGTGCAGTACCAAGCCGTATTGCAGTTGAGCCAATCCGCCCCGCAGATTTATGACCTGCCCTACCTGCATCGGCAGATGATCGAGACGCTGGGCGTGCGGAACGCCAACAAGATTATTCCGGGACAGGACGATCTGAAGCCGATTGATCCGATTAGCGAAAACATGGGTTTCCTGACGGGCAAACCGACCAAGGCATTCATGTATCAAGATCATGATGCCCACCTCCAAACTCACCTGTCGTTCCTGCAGGACCCGATGATTCAGCAGATGATCGGCCAAAACCCGCAGGTCCAGATGATCACGGGAGCCGTGATGGCGCACATCATGGAACACACGGCGTTTAAATACCGTCGTGAGATTGAGAAGCAGTTGGGCGCAGCCCTGCCCCCGCCGCCAGATACGGACGACGATACGACATTCCTGCCGCCGCAGGTCGAGGTCCAGTTGTCTCAGTTGGCAGCAGCGGCAGCGGCGCAACTCCTGCAGAAGGATGTGGCCGAGGCTCAAGCTCAGCAGGCTGCTCAGCAGGCTCAAGACCCGTTGGTGCAGATGCAGATGATGGATCTCCAGATCAAGCAAATGGAGGCCCAGACGAAGCAGATGAAGGCTCAGATGGATGCACAAATCCAGATGGCCGAACAGCAACGCAAGGAAAAGAAAGACCTTATCGACGCCGCCGCCAAGGAAGACGACCTTCGCCTCAGACAGGCGCAGATCGCGGCAACTACAGAGTTGGAGTCAGCCCGTCTCGGTGTGGATATTCAAAAACACCGTGCCGAAATGGAGGCTAGCCAACTTACTGAGGGAGCGAAGATGGGGCTGGAAATTGCTCGTAGCCGGGAAGACCGGGTGCGGCAAGAGACGAAGGAGACTAAACCGAAGGAGTAATTCATGGCATATGGCAACGCTCTGGAATACTTGGACTCAAAACTCCAAGAAGAGCGCAAATTGGTAATTGACACCTTAATCCAAGGCAAGCTGGACGAGGGTGAATACAAGAGACTTTGCGGGGCATTACAGGGTCTTGAACTCGCAAAGAACCACATAAAAGACCTTGCAAAACGCTTGGAGCGCGACGATGAGTAATATTGACGTTGAGAAGACGCAGGACGAGGCCAAGAAAGCCTCACAACTGCCAGACCCGAAGGGGTATCGGATTCTGTGTGCGGTTCCGCACGTAGAGGAAGAGTACGAAGGCGGCATCATTAAGGCTGAGGACACCAAACGAACCGAGGAAATGACTACGGTCGTTCTGTTCGTCATCAAGATGGGTGACCTCTGCTACACGGATAAGGACCGCTTTCCGACCGGAGCTTGGTGCAAAGAGGGCGACTTTGTCCTTACCCGCCCTTATGCCGGTACCCGACTGGTCATCCACGGACGCGAGTTCCGCATCATTAACGACGACACGGTGGAAGCAGTTGTGGACGATCCCCGTGGCATCCGTCGCGTTTAAGGAGTGATTTATGCAGGACGAATTTAAGTTTCCTGATGAGATTGAGGCCGAAAACAAGCAAAAGGCCGAAGTCGGAACGGAAGACGATATTCAGGTTGAGATTGAGGACGATACCCCACCGGATGATCGCGACCCTGTAACGGGGAAAATGCGGGAACCCATGCCGAAACAGATTGTCGAGGAGTTGGAAAACGACACCCTTGATGAGTATTCGGAGAAGGTAAAGCAGCGCCTCTCTCAGATGAAAAAGGTCTGGCACGACGAGCGACGGGCCAAGGAAGCGGCGATTCGGGAGCGTGAAGAGGCTCTCAGGTTCGCCCAGTTGCGGGACGAGGAGGTCCGGCAGCTTCGGAACCGAGTCGGAACTAGTGAGAAAGCTCTAGTTGCGGAGGCCGTGAAGGCTACTAACAGCCAACTTGCTATCTCTAAAGATAAGTTCCGGCAGGCTTACGAGTCGGGAGACCCAGATAAGATTACCGAAGCCCAGCAAGAAATTACTGCGGCTACCCTGCGCCTGAGAGAGTTGGAGCGGTATAAGCCCCAGACTTTACAAAAGGAAGATTCAGGTGTAGAAAATAACCAACAGGTACAAGCGCCCCCGCGCTCTACCAGCCAACAGGTCGATACCAAAGCAGAGACTTGGCGGCGGCAGAATACGTGGTTTGGGCCGAACAAGGGTATGACCGCCTTTGCGCTTGGCTTGCACGAAGAATTGGTCAACGATGAGCGCCTAGATCCGACTAGTGATGAATATTACGACCGGATTAATAGGACGATGCGAAAGCGATTCCCGGATTATTTTCAGGATACCGCTGAGCAAACGACGGAGTCTCCTCGTAAAGAGGACAAACCCCGCGCACAAAAAGCAGCCAATGTGGTTGCTCCAGTTACTCGGAGTACCGCACCCCGTCAGGTCCGCCTGACACCGTCGCAAGTTGCGATAGCCAAGAAATTGGGACTAAGCAATGAGCAGTACGCACGTGAAATGATGAAACTGGAGAACGACAATGGTTAACAATCGTCTTGATCG